TTCCGGTGTTGTCACTTCCGGGGTTGTTATCCACGGAGTTGTTACCTTCGGAGTTGTGATCGGTGGACATGTACACGTTGGTGTTACCGGCGGACACGTCGGTTTCGGTTTTTCCGGCTCCGGACATTCACACTCACATCCGCATTTACAGCAGTTGTTAACAATCACCTTAATAACTGTCTGACCATTCTCACAACACGTTCCCTTTTTTACTTCTGTCATTTTTTAATCCTCAAATAACATTGTTCAATATTGAACTGTTTAAATATACAGCGTTATTGAGATGCCTTATAATCCGCTCCGGACGCACGCATATATTCAAACTCACGTATTGCCTGCTTATCGTGATTGCAGCCTGCAATTGATTTCATGGCATCGGTCAGCAGCAGGATCGCGCCGCCGTAAGTCAGCTCATCCGGGATAACCGGCAGCGGGCAGTCAGCGAGAAGATGCGCCGGAACCGGTACTGACGGCACGGGCACGAATATCTCTTTCGTATTGCTGCAACCCGCCAGTGACACCATCAGGAACAGGAGCAGCAGCGCATTCACTCTCTTTAAGTTCTGTTTTGATAATTGTCTTAACATTGATGTGTTCCGCTTCCTCCGCCTGCTTTGCCCGGATATTACTGAGTGCAATACGGTGTCCGGCCATAAATGCAGTCCGTGTCAGATGATTGACCGCCAGCTGCTGGTCATATTTATCCTTCAATACCCGGTAGTTGTCTTTCAGGCCACCGTACAGATGCAGGGTCAGCAACAGGCCGGTCAATATCACAATGCAGATACCGGACACTATTTTTGTCAGGATATTCATGATGTTTCACACTGATAATAAATGACTTCTGCCTGCGGATGTCCCGGCAAAGGCCGGCAGTAATCCGGAAGTGAATACAGATAACAACCTGCCAGAAGACAGGTTGTCAGTAAGATGATGGCGGCAATAATCAGCACTACAGGGTTGCACGACATACCGTACTCTCCGTTTCGCGCCGGTTAATCAGCCCCTGCCACTGCTTACCGCCCGCAAATGTCCAGCGCTTCATTTCGTCACACGCACCGGCGATATCACCGGCATTGAGTTTCCGCAGCATCGCGGAACGCGAGAATGCACCGGGGCCGGTGTTATACACGAAAGAATAGATGGCGGCCCTGGTTGTATCGTCAACCGGGACTTTAATCATCGGATCAACCGCACGGCGGACTTTCTCAAGGTCACGGTGCAGCAGCGCCCGGCACTCATCAGCCGTATAAATTTTTCCCGTCTGAATATCACCGCCGGTATGCCCGTAACAGACAGTCAGTACTCCGGCCACATCACGGTAAGGTTTATATTCCACCCCCTCATAGGCCGTGATCAGTACCAGGGCAGCGGCAACAGCACCGCCTGCAGCGGCGGCAGCTGCTTTTTTGCTCAGATTATTATTCATGATGTTCTCCGGCTTTTATCTGATACTCTTTCCGCCGGTAATACCAATTGATAAAAAATGTACCAATGGTACAGACAATCCCGATAAGGACTGCCCACTGATCCAGCGATAACACTCCCAGAACAGAAGTAATAAGCCCCCAGGTATATGCTGCGAGCCCGGAATATTTATCTGACATGCTCATATACACTCCCTTGCAGAGTGTTCCGTAAATATTATTGAAAGGTAAATTCAGATAATGGATTAAATATAAAAATTAATGCACCGTTGTTTCCGGATCTTTATTTCTGACGGCCTTTAACCGGGAATCAATATCCGTAATTACAGAGCGTCCGAATCCCGGGGAGATATAGGCTTTACTGACAGTTTTTCCGCAAAATTTAATTCTCTTCATTCCTTTTGACGGACATTTCATTACCGGATTCGGCTCAGGCTCACCTCTGACTTCACGAACGTAGCGGTACAGACGCGTGACAGCATCCTGTGCCACCGCATATTGCGGAATATAATGACGCCCCTGTTTAACCATTCCCACTTTTACCAGACTGCCGATTTTATGCAAAATTGTAGTATATGTCCGGATAAAAATTTCAGATGTTCCGGTATATTGCGCAGCATCACTATTAGTAAAATATTCATAGTCCCGGCAGGCCCGGATAATATCGGTATAGATTTTAAATTTTTCCTCAGTCATTAGAACATCCTCCGTAATATTACCCTATAAATAATCAGCAGCACACTGTATTAAACAGCACTATACCGATAGTTATAAAATATAAATAATTGTCAGGGAAATTTAAATAAATTGAATATAAATGTTGCCGGATAATACCGGCAATAATCCCGTTTGCGGGACTCATGTTTGATGGCGATGCGTTTCGCATACCTGCCCCGGAAATACACAACGGTATGCTTCCCGGGTTTGTGCGCATTTTTCAGCGCAGACTGTTAAAGAGCGGTACAACATCATCTGTTGATGGATATAATAATACCATAACTATTAAATATGTCAATATCTTTAGTATTGACAAAAATCTGATTTTTGGTATTACTATAGTATGAATGAAAAACGACAACTGACGACAGAACAGCTGGCAGACTGCCGAAGACTGAAAGCTTTGTATGAGTCAAAGAAAAAAGAGCTGGGTATCACCCAGCAGAGCATTGCTGACATACTGAATATCAGCCAGGGCGCCGTCGGTCACTATCTTAACGGCCGTAACGCATTGAATTTACAGACAGCCAGTGTATTTTCCGCACAGCTTAATGTCCCGATTTCAGATTTCAGCCCGTCTCTCGCCACTGAGGCACAGGCGCTGAGCGCTGCTATTGACAGCAATATTTCCGGCCTGCGGCCTTACAAGCCCTCCCCCCGATACCCGGTGATAAGCTGGGTACAGGCAGGTGCCTGGAATGAAGCAAATGAAGCCTACTGTCTGGATCAAATCGATGAATGGTATGAATCGGAAACCCATGTTCAGGGTGCTGCATTCTGGCTGAGGGTCGAAGGGGATTCCATGACAGCCCCGACCGGTAAAAGCGTACCTGACGGCTCGCTGATCCTTATTGATACCGGCAAAGATTCTGAAAACGGCAGCCTGGTCGTCGCAAAACTGACAGATTCTAACGAAGCCACATTCAAAAAACTGGTTATCGACGGTGGCAACTGGTATCTGAAAGGACTTAACCCAACGTGGCCTGCGATGAAAGTCAACGGTGACTGCAAAATTATCGGTGTTGCCGTTCAGATGATGATGAAGCTGTAATTATCTTCACCCTCCCGGCAGAAGGCATTTTCCGGGTAAATATAATACTTATGGTAGTTATTTTGCAGTGACAGACATCATGCCTGAATAATACCAATAGTATTTTTATTAGTATTGATGCTCAGAAAGGTAAAGGAGACAGAAATGAGTTGCCGCGGATATCATTGCGCCAGAGCCCGCCGGTCTGCCCGCAGACAGCAATTACAGGCAGAGTACCAGCTTAACAAAGAGCTGAAAGCCGCCCTCAACGGGGAACATAATAACGGACAGCACATTAACGGAGAGCGTATTCAGGAAGAACCTGTTTTATCGCTGAACAGGCAGCCAATGAACAGAGTCACAAAAGCACTCTCAGTCCGCCGCACTTATACTGTGGATTCTGCCGGCAGTTGCTGCCTGACAAACACATCGCTGTATTCCGCCAGCCGCTATCCGTCAAAACCGAAGTCCGGATACGGTGTTACGGCGAAAGTATGAACTATGAACAGTGACAGATAAACGCCGGGCCCCCGGCAGTTATCACATTATCCGACCGAATGCAGTTTTACATGTGATCCGAGATACTCCCGCTTACGTTGATTATCAGCGACTTTGTAGCATTCCGGATACAGTGCCGCAATCTCGTCCATTAATTGTGCTGGTGTATTAACTGTTTCCATTTTTGATGCAAGAGCCAGTGCCATATCAAAAGCCACCCGCTCAACAGGATTATATTTTGGTGAAAAGATTTTATGTGGCAT